CGCAAATTGCTGAGGATTCTCAGACCTCTTTTGATTTGGTCTAAAGACCAAATATCCTCCTTTCGTCGTCTTACGACGAAGTAGACATTCACCATTCTCACTTTTTCCAACTTCTCATCTCCATTCATTCACTTTCCCTCCTTCAATCGTAGATTGAATCAACACTACTCCAGTCATTCAGAAAATTGTCCTTTTCGGCTCGCAGTCTTTCGATTTCGTCTTGTTCAAATGCTTCCATTATTTCAGCCCAATCCTCGTCGGACTCAATCGGACAATCTGTGCAAGAATCGACGGTTATTGATGGGTCATTGTCGTGGTAAATCATGGTTTCTAGGATGAGTTCGGTAGCCTCTGAGTCTAGCGTTTCTAGGTCAACAATCGTGGTCCATGCAATCACTACATCTCCTTCATCGTCTTGAAATCGGCAGAGCAGAATTGCGTCTTCTGAGGTCGGGTCATCGTCATTGTAGACCTTTAGGTCTAGTATGTCGAAGTGAGGCCATCGGTTGACGGGTATGTCGAACCAATAGCCCTCAGAGGGAAGAAAAATTGCTCCCTCATCGGGTGGTCTTTCGGATATTGGAACCCTAAAGGGTTCCACATCGTCGGCATTTTCGGGTATATCGTCGCTCCAGTTCGGCATTTTAGCCATGTTCAACCGTAAGCACATGAGAACTTCAACTTATGGTCAACCCAAAACAGGCTCTCAGTCCATCGGTTTTGGTCGTTTTAGCAACCGAAATAGCAAGCAAAAATTGCCGCCAAAAATTGACCCCTCGGTGAGGTGGTTGGTCGCCAACCCCCTTTCAAAATATACAATAATTTTTTTCAAAACCGCTAAATCCCCCATAAACAATATAAAACTTACATAATCTTAATAAATCAAACGAATACTCGTTAATCTATATGCCTAAGAACCGACAATTGAAGAATGTAATCATGGGCCACCACATCGTGGATGGCGGAGTGGATACCGCAGACCTATCATCAGCAGTCACCGCAGTTTTAGCGGATTATGCAGTCGAGAAGACTACTGCTGGCGGAAGTGCTACTGAGGCCATAACCGTCACAGGCGTGTCTACATCTTCTAAGATAATTGCTACACTTAAGGATGACGGGTCAAACAATGTGACCATCAAGACCGCTAAGGCTACCGGCGCAAACACCGTGACTGTTGTTTTCTCCGCAGACCCCGGTAATGATGCGATAGTTGCTATAGCCGCATTCTAAAGTCTGAACCTCACATAACGAGAGTTCGCATCCCTATGAACGGTAGTTGTAGGTTTATCCTTAGATGCACCCCAACCACCAACCGATGCAGAGTTGCCTACCATAGGAGAATCATTACCCCCCTTACTTTGGAACTGGTCTATAGCGTGAGCCAAAGCCATAACAATATCGTTATGTCTACCCTTGTCTACAATAACGCCATTATCCCAAGCATGGGTTTCTAATTCTTCTAACATTTCATTCATTACCTTTCTCGTATGGTCATTACCATAGGGGATAACAACTTTACCTTGTTCAAACCAAGACCTAAGCCTCATTAGTAGAGATTGCTTAAGAACTCTATTCTGAACAGGGCTTGCTCTATAATCAACATTGGCTCCCTTATTTCTTATGAGAGCCTGATATAATCTTTGGAATCCGGCAGACTCAGCCGCAAAAATAGGGTTTCTGTAAAGTGTGCATAATCTAATGATTTCTTCTACTTGTTTAGTAGGTTCAAAGTCATTATGTCGCCAAATATCTACTATGTGTAAGAAGCCCTCCTTATCTTGACGAACTATTACCATAACGCTATAGTCCTTGCCGATACCATGAGAAGGGTCAAAACCAATAACATATCTGCCGCTATGCAATTTTTCATGTTCTAAGGTAGCATCCATGTTAAGATGTTGTCTTGTTAGTCGAGAGGGATATACCGCAGAGTCATCATCAACAACCCTACATAGGTATTCTTGGGAAAACGCTAATTCACCCATAGCAACTCTCTGTTCGAGTAAGAAGTCTACACTTCTATATTCAGGCCATAAGCAAATAGGCTCTATATTCTCAGGGTCTTTGGCCCATTCATCATAATTGATGATACTGCCCTTCTTCCAAGACTTCCAAGCCTCATTGTTTAGCATTTCTGTGTGGTATAGGTCAGTTAGAGCCAAAGGTGTTCCTACTACAAATATAGATGTATCAGGACTCAACATAGGAGTTAGTTTCTTACGAAACCAATTTCTAACTACTTCATCAGACATATCTGCTGAATCGTCTAACACATCGTCTAAAATGATACGCGCAGGGTGTTCTCCACGAATAGCAGAACCTACAGATGATGCCTTAATCCAAGAACCATTAGTTAGACGCAACTCCCACTTACCACCGCGCTTCTCATCTAACAATTTAGACAAATCGGGATGCCTTCTCAAATCTTCTCTAATCTCTTCAAGCCTGTTAGCGGCTAATTCTTTACTGGCCGAAAAGAGCCATGTAGTAAATGGTTTATTACGCCACTTCTCAAAAAGAAGGGAATGTAAAGCCTTAACTCTTAGTGTAGTTGATTTACTGTGGTCACGCGGAGCAATCAATAAGACGCGATGAACTGCCGCGCCCTTTCTATCATTGAATAAATCAAACCACTCACTAATATGTTCGCCCCAAGTATAGCCAAGCCACTCGTAAAAATGTTGAGGGTCATATCTACTTCGCTGTAGATTGAAACTACTCATCAGGCCAGTCATTGTAGCCCCCTACAGATGTATTGGATATAACCAAGGGGAAACCTACCCACTCAGCCATATACTCAACTAGACTTTCAATTTCTTGTCTATCAAGAACGGCAGTCATCATGTGTGCATCACTATCAAGTATACAAAGAATGAGAGAATCTTCATCGTCAGATGATTCTCCAATTATTACGCAAGAGTCTTCTGTAGTCCATGAATCATTCATTCAAATCACCATTTAACACTTTAAGTGTTCTAATACCATCTCTTAGGTCTGTAAAGACCTGTATACTTCTCTTATCAGGGGATAAGATAACTAACGGACAGGTAGCCCTTTCTGCTTGATACCCTATCATTTCAGAATACCCATCTATCATCTTGTATGACCCCGGCCTTATGGCCCACCTTTCTAAACCATGTCTTGTGAAAGGCTCACTAACTGGAGTATGGTGATGACCTACTACTCCAATATCGAAATCACACTCGCCATCTTCCCACATCTTTTTGACTACTCTTGCTGGATTCAAAGCAGAGTTGCCTCTTCTCTTGTGTCTAATCGAGAAATTATAGGGGATATTGTTTACTAACAATCGAACATTGAGTTCGTGTGGATGATAGATAACATCTAAATCACTTGCTTTCTTACCCAATGGGTCGTAGTCTGTTAGGCTAGAGGTCCATAGGTCGTGATTACCTGCTACAATAGCCAGTATCTTATCACCGAACATATCTATGTAGTGGTCACACAACTTCCATTGGGTAGAAGGGGGGATTTTCTGCCTCATTGCTGGTTTAGGTTTATCGACCATGAAGTTGTCTATGAAATCTCCAGCGTGGATAACGAAGCAATTATCTGTATCTCGGACTAATTCAGCGTCTTCGCGCATACGAGCGTGGTCGGTTTTGGTATTGCCTATGTGTTGGTCGCTTGCTAATGCAACACCAATATAGTTCTTTGAGTTGAATGTTATTTCAGCCCACCTTGCACTCTCTAAGTTCTCTATACTCTTTGTTGAAAGTTCTTCAACTGACTCCCATAAGTCTTCTATGGTCTGACTACTACCTTTGAAGTGTGTTGATGTAAAGTCATTGTTTTGTATAATGGTGATTGCACCATTCATTTTGGCTTGGTGTATTCTTGCTTCCCAACCCTTTCTACTAATTTCAGGGTGTTCTGAGTGTAATTTGCGAGATAATGAGTTCTGACTACCTTCCCAAGACTTCGGAATGAACTTTGTATAGTCAGATGTTCTTTCGTAAAAGGTTTCAGGCATCTCGCCCAAATTGTGATGCCTATAGGTTCGGATATTCCAACGCCAAGCCTCACTCGACTTGTTCGGGTATACGCCCGCAAGGTATCGTGAAAAGGCTGTATCTGAGCCTAGTTCTTTCCATTCTTCTAAATGGCTTGTTATTACCGACACATGGTCATACTTACTGCTCTAGGTGGTTCTCATAACCATTGGTAGATAGTGATGCCTTATCAAGTTTCATTCTTTTTGGTATTAGAAATAATATCAGACAAATAATAGGCTCGCAGTATAGCGGTTTTGTTATTCTTTCAATACTCTATAGGGTATTTTAGAGAAAGGGGGGAGTATATATCTCCTAATACCCTATAGAGAATAAAAACAATTTGGGAATCGCTATACTGCGAGCAAGTAATTCGTTTTCATTATTTTTGGCTACGAAAAGAATAAACAGACAACTCATGTAAAGGGTGATAAATCATTCTATATTCTCTTCGGACATGGATGACGCAACGCTCGCGGTCATGGCTCGATTAGACCTTGTGAGGGATGATGTGTCGGATATTAAGACCGTGCTTAGGGAACAACAAAATGAACATAGACAACACGGAAAAAGATTAGACGAAGTAGAGGTTTCATTAGAAGATGTAAAAGAAAACCAAAAGAAGATACTGGAAGGGCCAGTATATAGCCTCGACCGCTTTATTACTAAGAGAGTAGCACAAATGACTGGTGGTATGGGTATGATTTTGTTTCTTCTCTACCAGTTAATTGCCTGAAAAGTTGATATATGAGCGACAAACTGGAAGATATATGGGCCTATTCGATAGAATCTTGGGTAGAAATGCCGAAAAACCCAAAAATACCGAAATAAACATTGCATCTGCTTGGGCTAATGCAAGAAAAGCAGATACAAGCGAAAATCCGTTGCTACTTGCCGCCGCCGCAGGTCTTAGCGACATAATGGCGGATTCTAACAAACTACGAACAAATACCAACTTTACTACAGATTTCGATATATACGACTCTATGCTTGAGTTGGACCCCGAATTGAACGGTGCGGTTAGAGCAGTATCTCTTACGGCTAACAATTACAATCTGAATTACAAGAGCGCAAAGAACGCAAACATCAGAGAATCAGTTAGAATGTTAGTAGAAGAAACAATTGACTTCGATGATATACTCATCAATGCTATGAGGAACCTAATGGTATATGGAAATGATATAAACAAACTGGTTGGTAGAACTGGTGTTGGTATAACACAAGTGCAATCTCTACCAATTTCACAAATGACCATTACTGATGGAAGACCAAGCACCCAAATGACTGACCGAAATAACCCAATTATTGACCCCACTACTTACATTATCAGAGAGGGCGACCAAACACAAGAAGATTTCAACGCAGATGAAATACTACACATTAGAATTGACTATAGAAGCAATTGGTTTACAGATGCTGAAAACAGAGAAACCTATGGTGTATGGGGTGCTTCTCGATTTTCTTCCCTGAAACAAGCAATCAGAGCAAAATACAATACTCTCAACAACAGAATGGCTTTAGAAGAGTCTATGACCAAACAATTCATTACGATTAACAAATCTGCTATAGAGCATATTAGCGACCCCGATGAGCAAAAGGCTCGATTAACATATATCATGGATGAGGTAGTAAAGACCTTAGAATCACTAAGGGGCGACCAAGTGCCTATTTTCCCTGACTACATACAGATTCACCACACAGATACAAGAAACACAATTCCTGATAATACATCATTCCTCGATACCGTGAATGCTGATATTGCGGCGGTGCTTCAAGTTCCAAGAGTAGCGGCAGGGCAAGAAAGAGGCTCCACCTTCGCGGCCACATATAATGCGAATGTATGGGCCACAACTGCAATTAAGAGGCTACAAGGCATTTTGGCGCAATCAGTCCATAATATGTTTTCAAAACACTTAGAATTATTGGGTATTGAGCATCAGATGAAAGACATACCTAAATTAGAGTTCTCTCCTGTAGAAGACGAATCTCCTACAGTAAGAATGCAAAGAGCAGTTATTGGTTATAATTCAGGTATTCTTACCCTCAACCAAGCCCTCGAAACGGTTGGTGAGGAAACACTAGGTAGAAAGGGAGAAGAAAGGAAACAGGAAGGAGAATCCTCAAATAGTGGAGATTTGCCTCGCAGAGATTCACAACCGGGGCAACCGCAAGATGAACCAGTAGTGGAGGAACCTGAGGTAGAAGAGCCTGAGGTAGACGAATGATAGTCACATTATCTGTTATTGTAGCAGTAATTATTGTATCTATTGTTTGGGTGACGATAGCAAAAGTTATAGGTCAAAGGAACCCCTGTCCATCTATGAAGATGGGTAATCCCAATGAGAAGTTGATGTTGACCTTCGGTATGGGGGTAGTTATGGCTTGGGTAGTTATAGCCGCATCAGCATCCTATTTTAGTATAGTAGAAGAGAGAGAGATTTCAGACAGCCAATTAACAGTAATTGGTCTATTGGGTGGTCCGGCTCTTCTTATCATCACATCTGTTCTTGATTTGTTCAAAGGCAAAGAAAGTGCTAAAATCAACATTTTACCTGAACAACTTGCATCTGATGTTGCATCAGCAGAGGCTGAAAAGGCTCATGTAAGATTGTTGGAGGAAATTAAGATTAGGCATGACTTGGATATGGAAGCAATGTCGAAGGCTCACGAACTCAGAATGGAGGCATTTACAGTCACCGGCAACGATGACCACCACATGGATGCTTCTTCTGAGGAATGATGATGCACTACGACGGCAACTCTATTTGGGTTTGGATTCTCAGAAAAATTGGGGTGTTAATCTAATGTGGGAATATCAAGCAAAAGTCCTTAGGGTCGTAGACGGCGATACCGTAGATGTGCGGGTAGATTTAGGCTTCAAAGTCCATTTCAATGTTCGTGTGCGTATGTATGGGATGAATGCTCCCGAATCAAGAACACGAAATAAAGAGGAAAAGATTAGAGGCTTGGCGGCTAAAGAAAGATTGGAACAATTATTGGAAGATAAAGAAGTTGTAATTAAGTCGCATGGAGTTGGGAAGTTTGGTAGATGCCTTGGAACATTGTATGTTAATGAGAAGAATATCAACGCACAGTTGATAAGTGAGGGTCATGCTACAGAATACTATGGCGGCAAGAGGTGAAGATGTTGAGTCAAGAAGAGGCAGATTCCATTATTGATACAATCAATGAGAGAGCGACTGAGGTTAGGCAACTAATCATCACGATAGGTTCTATCCTTGCACGTCTCATGCCCGCTGTCGAAATGGTGGGTATTCTCGACATTACACCCTACGGCCAAGGCGACGACGAATGGATAGGCGATGATGATTGGGAATGGGAGGATGACTTCGAGTGTGGAGATGGCTCTATGATTGAAGCATCTCTTGTTAATGATGGCTACAAGAACTGTCGGGATGGTTCTGACG